TCATTAACCAATGAAGCCATACTTACAAGAACAAATGCTCCTTGCCAAAAAGAACTGTCTTTTTCTTGTAGACCTGATGTTAAAAGTCTTACAGTAGAACCTTGACCATAACCTTTAAACTGCGTGATTAAAGAACCCATTTCTGTTGAAGTCCATAAAGCTCTGTCACCAGCTCCTGGGGTAATAATAGTTCTGTCAACTGATTGATTTAATGCGTTTCTAAACTTCAAAACCATATCTTTATCGCCCCATAAAGATGTGTTAGGCAACCATTCTCCATCAACTTTCTGGCCTTTGTCCCTAATAAGATTCTTCATTTTTTGGTGATCAGCTTCATCAATACCATTGGCTAGTAACTTACGTCTGTCAGTTTTACTAAGAGTAGACCAGTTAGACATAATAGCACTTGTCATACGTAAACTAATGATATTACTAGTAAATTCCTTTATAGCCTGATTCCAATAATTTAAACCATTCATCATAAAGAATATACCAGTAGATTGATTTAATGCTCTTTCCATAGCATAACGACTACCAAACAAATCACCTATATCTGAGAATGAGTTTGCACGTAATCCTAAAGCTGCATCTACTGCTATGCCAGCTTGCCTTGCTTCTTTCTGTGTCATTTGCTTTACAATAGATCTATTACTTTTAAACATATGTCTAAAGCCATGCTCATAAACATTTTTAAAACCTTCCGTCATAATAGGTCTAGCAACATCAGGAATAGATGATATAGCTGCACCACCCATGCCGACTAAAACATTGAATGATTTCATCTGTCTTACAAATCGACTAGTCATATTATGTGGATCTTTTGATGCACCAAATGTGCCTCTTAATCTATCCCTTAAACCCCTTACATCTCTAAGATCATCTGCTAAACCTTGTTTAAGTTTTTGCTTCTCAGCAATAGTGGGGGCTTGTCTTATTAAGGCATCATATTCTTGTGTGATCTGTTCAATGATTTTTGACATAGACACATCGCCATATTTTCTTGTGAGTTCAATGTCAACTCCCATAGTTTTAGTATGGTGTCTTGCTAACACCTCTATATCATTTTCTAAAAAATCTTCTATTAACTTATCTGGAATTTCAAACGATCTTGACTTAACACCACTTGCATTTGTAATCCAGTCTATAGAATCAGCACTTTCATCTAAATTATAAAATGGTTTGCTATTTGTATAGTTAAGTATAATCTCATCAGCATATTCATCAGCTTCTCTTCTTGAGTATTGAAAATGACCCATAGCCCAGTTACTAACTATTGTTTTAAATTGTTCTGCATTTTTCTCTATCTTGTCAATTCTAGGTACTCTTGGTACATAACCAGTTGCTGTATTGAGAAGCACGCCTTGTTGTCTTAACTGCACTAATCTTGCTTTGGCTTTTGCTAACTGATCAGCAGTAGCACGTCCTTCTTGGACAGCTATCTCTAACCCTTTGATTTTCTTGCCTAATTCTATCTCAAACAACTTAACGTCTTCTGCATTTTGTTTTATTTTATCAAAGTGTTTTCTATATCCTGATGCAGCTTGGTTAACATAAGGTGTTGCAGTATCAACAACTTCATCAACATCACCATTTCTCATTGCCTTAGCAACTCTTTCACGAAAGCCAAATTCAGATAATGTGTTATTACGTTGTATAATGTCTTTGCCTTTTTGACTGAGCATTTGCATTGATCTGCCAATATCTCCAGACTTTGCAACAACACCTCTAAAAGCAAGATAAGCTGTATCAGTTGCTCTTATACCATCTAATAAAGAACTAAGATAAGTAGTTCTAAAAGAAGTTTCTACAGATTGATCCATAGATTCACCTAGTATATCACCACCTCTTACTTTTTTCTGGATCATGCCACCCATATCAACAAGTCCTGCTGATAACTTCCTGGCAGTTATATTTGCACTTAAGCTTAATCTAGTAACTGGATTCCATTTTAACTTTTCTAGTTTAATTCCAGTTTCTGCTAATGCTTCTCCATTTAAAGTTTGCCTTAAAACAGCAGGGCTATTTGGATTAACCATTGCACCAGCACTTCTGAAGATTCCTTCTTCTCCATTTTGTGCAAATTCTTCTGCAAAATTATTGCTTTTACTTATTCTTCTTCCAAAAAGACCACCTACTGTACCACCTATTAATCCAGCTCCTAATAATGGAATTAAAGTATGAGCAAGCTCACTCCTTCCCTCAGATTGTGAAGCAATTAAAAATTCTTCTGGAGCATATATAGCAGTTGTAAATGCTGCACTACCAACAAATCTTTTTAGGAAACTAGTTTGACTTAAAATTTTAAATGTGCCTAAAGGAGCAAAAGTTAATGGAGAAGTTAATCCACCTAAACCTACCCCTAATAAGTTACCATTTTGAATTATATCCATATCTAAAAGATCTTGCTCAAGCCTTTCAAGCCTTACGGATGTTTCTTCAGCACTAGAACTATTTAAAAATCTCCACTCATATCCTTCGGGAATTTGTTTATCTGCAAGTGGATCATATTCTGGATCGTCTGTAAAACTAGTATTATCAATCATACGCATTAAAGATGGACCACCACTTAATTGCCTGTAACCAGCCATATAAGATTCTTTAAAACTATATTCTTCTGGAGCAACTAGTGGACTCTTATATACATCATTGTAAGAAGCAATTTCTATATCTGATGTATCATCTAAGCTACCTAATATTTTTTGTTGAATTGGTTTTAAATGTGGCTCAATCATCTAATATCAAACCTAAGCAATCTAAAGTTATCAAAAAATGTTCTTAATTCTTTGTCCGACCTGCGTTGATTTAAGTAAGGCAATATTTGACTGTAAACCACTGGTGCAGAATTTATAGATTGTGCTATAGAGTTATAACTATTAACTAAATACTTTAAAGATTCAGTATAGTCTCTATTACTTTCTATAGATGACATTACAGCTTCTAAGTTATTTCTAGACATAAAATCTAAACTACCTAATAATTTTCTAACACCACCATCTGATATTTTTTGTAAAGCTTCATTATAATCACTTTGTAATTGTGATCCATTATAATTCCATGAATAATTATCAGCAATAGTTTCATACCTACCATCATTAGTAATAGCTATTGCTTTATATGTAGGTTCTCCAACAACATCATTTGATTTTACAAACATTATATTACCATTATCAATAGCATCATTTATTTCACTGTCTGTGCCTGCACTAAAAGTTTCTCCATATCTACGTAACATATCTTTTTTAATTATTTCTTTAGTGACTATAGGGCCACCACTAGGAACTGTAGATTGTGCTGCTTTTACAATACTCACTCCTCTTATTAAATGAGTATTTCCAAATTGATCTTGATGTACGCTTAAATTACCTGCAAACTTATACAATGCTTTTTTAACTGCAACATCTAACCCTACTTGCCCTGGGGCCACACTACCAGATGCTATTTGGCTTTTAACATTTTTTATGATCTCGTTTTTTATAAAAGGATCTTTAAACACAGCTTCATCAAAATTAGAAGCACCACTTTGTTCAACCCAAGCTTTTAATGCTCTGTCTTCATAATCAGCACCACCAACCTTATCTACCCAAAAGCTTTCAATAAAATTTGCATCTAAATAATTTTTAACTCTATTAAATGATTCATCAAAAGTAATTGTTTCATTTTGATCTGATCCTATATGTTGTGATAAATTTCTATTAACAGAAGTTGTGCTATGAACTTGTCTAAATTCTGATGCATTGTCATACATCATAGCTGATTCCATCAAATTAGAATCAACTGAACTAAACTTATCACCTACAATAAGCTCAAACATAGATTCTCCATTTTGATATTTTTTAATTATAGCATTCTTAATAGTTAAATAAGCAGATTTAGCATAAGCAAAATTCTCATCATTTAGTGTTTTTGAACTATTAAATATTTGTGAAATGTTCTTAGGTATATATCCCAATGAAGTTACATGACTTGTTACTATCTTAAGACTTTCGTTTCTAATATCTTCGTTTGAATTTAGAATATCTATATCTACAGTATTACCATTCATAACAAATGTTTTAGGCATTAACTTATTGTCCATATAAGTCTTTTGTGGGTTTGTGTATCCTATATTGTTTTCTAAATTATAACCTAACTGGCTAGCTTGATAAATTTCATTTTGTTTAATTCTATAATCTTTTGCGTATGTATTAACTCTTTTTATCCATGACTCTTCAGTATAAGCATTCTCAGGTGTAATACCTATAACGTTTCTAGCTTTTAATGAGTCTATATATTGTGGTGTTAATAAAGTTTCTGGAGGTATCATAATAGTAGATACACTGCCATTAAACATACGTTCTATATTTGCTTTAAATGTATCGTTGTCTAGTTTCAATGTTTGTTTTGCAACATCATTAACAAGATTAAGTATTTTTCTCCTATTAGTGTTGCTCATATCTTTATGGCCAACTTTTTCAACCAATTCATTTATCAAAGATACTTTTGCTCTGTTTTTAAGTATAGGCTGTGTTTCTCCAGATAATTCATTTACTAAATCAGGTTTTGCTGGTTTAATAATATCTGCTTTTATTCTGTCGATTTTATTTTCAATTTGTAGATTAAATATTTTAGAAGCATTATTATCACTAGTCTTATTGTATGCATTTTTAAACTTACTAAATCTATTTTGATCTATATCAGTAAGTTTAGCTACATCAGATTCTTCAACTACTATCCCATTTTGTACCTTTAACTCTAGATTAGAAACTAAAACTCTAGAATCATATGTTCGTTTTTGTAAAATATCTTTTTCTATTTGTTCGTAAATAGCAATTTTAGCTCTCATAGCTGTTGCAATTTTATCACCATCTATATCTACGTTATTTGCAAAATTTTTACCTGTTGATATGGACATGTTAAGAAGTTCTGGAATAGAGACCCCAGCTTCATATGCTAAATCAACAGCATTTACAGCAACACCAGTCTGTAATGATTGATTATATTCTAACTTTATTTTTTCTCCTTGTATTTTGCTACTAACATTTTGATCAATTATATCAAACATTTTTGGCTTAGTTGTTTCTATAATATATGCATCTTCATCATTACCACCATTGGAAATAGAATTAATTTCCATTTGTAATATATTTTGCAAACCTTTAGTTGCGTTAAAAATATTAGTTTCTTTTACATTTTTGATTTGTATTGCAGAAGCTTTTCTTGTCGCCTTACCCCATATGTTACTTAGTGTAGGACTAATTGCAGCAAATACTTCTGGAGCAACTTGCTTCTTAATACCATCTATATAACTATCTCCAGCATTTCTAACCATAAGATTGCCTTTTTCATCAACCTTACCTTCATTCATTGCCAAGAAATTGTTAGCTGTATCAACTGCATGATTTTGTAAAGACAATCCATAACTGTTGATTGCTTGATTTTTAAAATATTGTTGAGCTTTTCTTAAGTTTCTTTTGTTATATATATCTGATGTAAATGAATTTAGTGTCATTAAATCCAATGGTTTGGGAACTAAATTACCATTTTTATCTTTAACAGTCTGTGTGCCAATCTGCTTACCTTTGATTTCAGCATCTAACACAGCATCTTCAAGTTGCTTATCATCTATAAAGCTAGTTACATTAGAAATAGTATTGGCTATGTTTTGGCCTGCTTGTGCCATAGCCTTAGCCCCTGCTCCTGCATCATTTACACCAGTTGGCTTTACTAAAATTTGTCTTTGTATAGTTCTTTTAATAGCCATGCTTACTTACTCCGAATAATATGCTTTTGTAGCTTGACCTGCTGCATTACTAATACCTGTAAGAACTGCAGCTTTGCCTTTAGTTTCAGCAGTCTTAGCACCTATCTGATATTTACGTCTATTTGATGCACCTAATAACTTTGTTGCAGATACATCTGCTTGAGCAAGTTGAGTTTCTCTTCTCTTTATATTAGCAATACTAGTACTACCAATATTAATACCACCACTACCAGCCGTAGCTGATATAGATGCTAGTTGTGCATTAAGTTGAGCAGTTCTATTAATAGCTTCTTGATCAGCATTTATTTGTGCTAATTCAGCTTGTTCTCTATTTGACTGTGCTTCCATTTGATAACCAGCTTTTGCTTGCTTTGCAGCAGCTAGTGACATTACAGCAGCTAATCCATAACCTGCAGCACCCATTATACTTCCACTTCTAATAATATACCATTTAACGTCATTGGTAATGGTTCTTCTTGTGTTACTGTTACTCTACCTTCTTTTGACCATCCTAGTAAATACACTTCTTTTCTTTGTGTAAGAGAAGTTGGCTCTTGTGAAAAGTCATCTGTAACTGATCTTAACAATATTCTTGTTCCACCAGCTTTTACATTCAAAGTAGAAACTAAATCTAAAACAGCTCTAACAACTCTACGTTTTTGACCAACGCTTACACCATCTGGTAATTGCATCTCAGGAGGCAAGGTTGTAATCTCAGGAGTATAAGCTAATCCAATTTCTACTGAAGTTACGGCTTGACCTAATGTTATTTGACCACTGCCATTTGTAGTGAATGTACCTAAACTATAATTACCTGATCTAACTTGGACTGATGTGTTTGGCAAATGTGACACAGTCCATGTTGCCGTTGAGCTTCCAGTTTGTTGTGATGACATATCTAAATAATGGTCATTTTGAAACAACTCCAAAGATGTGACAGTTGCACTATTTATAGTACGTTGAACAACTGTATATATTTGTCTGTTTACGTTTGACATATTTTTAAATAATCCATCAGTGTCATATCTAACCCACCCCTGGACTTTTTCTTTTCTAATAGACATAAATACTGGCATAAATCCATCAGAATTTAGAAGGTATAAATAACCTTCCATTTGATCAGCAGATTCTCTTTGTGCTTCAATAGCTATAGGAGTTCCTATTATATGTTCTGATAGTAATGTTATTGAATCTGAATTGTAGGCTTGTGATAAATCAGAAAATATAAACTCACGTACTGCACCTTTTGATTTAGTAAGATAAACTATTGCTCCATCAAATTCTTGTGGTTGCACTGCTCCTGATCCATAACTCGTTTGTTTCTTAACTGTAATTGTTGCTGGTGTAAGAGGCTTGTTCTCACTTGTTGGCACATAGAGTTCTTGCTCAGATGTAAAGATTGTAAGAAATCGAAATGACTGCATAGCTTTAATTTCTGAAACTTGAGCTTCTGCGATTTGTATTTGTATTGATTCATCATCATTTCCAATTCCAATATCAAAGTTTGTAAACTCACCTATCTTTGACATAAATAAAAAATTAGGTAAGTCACGACTACCACCAAATATTAATCTTTGATCATGAAAAGTAACTGTTCTAGCATATCCTCTGACAGAACTAAATACTGGCTCTTGCCAATCAGTAATAGCATTTGTATTCGATAATGTTCCTGACAAAGTTGCCGTTACTGTTGTCGCATTTGTATATGCTGTAATTAAAGCATGCTTAACTAATCCTGCAGAATCAACTAATCTAAGATACAAACCAACATAATCTGCTGTAAAGTAATCTGCACTAGTTGTAAAAGTTGTTGTTCCATGTGTTTGAGCAGGCGTTATAGTAATACTTCCTGCAACAAATCTATTATATGGTTGGAAGCTTAAACCAGAAGATACATCGAATGTATAGTTTGTTCTGTTAAAGTTACTTGCACTTGTTCTTGTTAGCTTTTGCATAGGTATAGATGGATGTGTAATAAACATAGTATCACCACTTTGCGATACCACTAAAGAACCTATTTGTGAAGATTGCCAAGGACAACCAGTAATAGTTTGCAGTATGTTTGTAGGATCAGATATATCTACTATTCTAAGTTTAGTCGCACTAAATAACAGAATGTAAGCTTCATCCTCATCATATATATAAGCTTCTGTTTGATAAGATTCATTTGCAAGTGTTTGTAAATACTTTAGACCTGGTCTTCTTATACAACCACCTTGTGCCTTAAGTCTTACATTGCGTAATCTGTATGCACCATTTTTATATGCTTCAGCATCAACCCTAGATGATAAAAGAGGGGATAACTCCCCTGATGAAAAATTGGTAAAAAATGTTCTTAATAATGCCATTCATTCAACTTTCAAGTGTCCCCTTCAATCTTCGCAAAGATTCCTGATCCTAATCTTATTCTATGAAATCTACTAAGTGCCACTTGTTGTGTTGTCACTTGTTGTGCATCTCTGGCTTTGGCTCTTCTAAATTGCACATCTGCCAGTTGACTGTATGATCTTGCAATATCTGCCTTTCTTGTAACAGACAAAGCCAAAATAGATGCTAAACGATATATAACCCATAATGCAAATGCTGGTGGCCAATACTGTGTATCCACTCTAAAAATATAGTTTAAAACAACTCTATCATTTTCACCTGCATTTATATATATATACTTTTCATATATATCATATTGCTGAACAACATCATCAATAGTTATAGTTTGCACTTGTATAACTGCAGGATCTGTAGGCATTGCATAAGCTGCATCCCATCTATCAACTGGAGAATCAGCTAATCTTGATAACTGAATCTGACCAGTAGCAAAGTTCCAATTATTTTGTGCAAGACAGTCCTCAACAACATCTTCATAAGTCGTATTCATAACCAATGCTTCGTCTGTTGAATCTGTAAATGAAGATAACGGCTCCATACCTACTAAAACCATAGATCTTTGTGCAACTTCAATGTCGGTCTTGGCAGTATTTGGCATTACTTAATAGACCCCATAGTTTTAGATAAATTTGAAGGAATTTTTGTTTCTTGTTTATTTATTCTTTTTTGTGCATTTCTTATTTGCTCAATAGATAACGTAGAACCTGTTTTAGATTTTTCAGCTTTCATCTTAGCTAACATAGCTTCAAGTTGTGCTGTTGTATATTTTGAAAAATCAGCCATTACTTAACTTTCCTATACTCACCTTTGTTTAAAGTAGCATCGCCAACTTTCTTAGGTTTCATAATTGTAGAGATAATCCCAGGAACAGTAATGTTTCTAAGACCTTTAACTATACTGCCCATAGTTTTTGCTGTTTTAATGCCTTTTTTAATCTTATCTTTTTCTATCGCACCTGATAAGCGATTATGTCTTGATCCATGCCTAGCAAATTTTTTATTTAACTTGTCATCTGCTTGAGGTATTCCTGTGCCTGCTGATTTTGCAAATTGATTATATTTAGCTTTATCAATTTTGTTACCTTCAAATGAATAAGGTCTTTCTGGAATAAGAGATTTTTTCTCAGCTAATGCACCAAAATATGCTCTATGGCTTTCCATACGATTAGCAACTTTAACTCTACCTTTAGGATTATTTGATAAACCTTTTCCACTCATATCAGCCTCTATGTGTTAGGTGCGTTATCAGAACGTAACTTGTTATAAGGACTTTCTGTTTTATCAGAGTCATTAACATCCTTTTTCTTTTTACCCATATTTTTATTATTTCTTTTTAACCTTGCTTCATACTCTTTTAAAGCTTTCATACCTTCTGCTGTATAAGCAAACATTTTACCATCACTTGCTTTTGGCATCTACTTTACTCCCAAGTTTTACTTTTGATCCAAATTTAACAGTATAAACAACGCCATTAGATGTTTTTACTGAATGAGAGGAAGTGGCCTTTACAGCCACCTCCTTAGTTTTTGTTGGTTTCTTAGCCATTATCTATTGTCTGCTGTCATGCTAACAATATCAGCAGTATCGATTGCTGATCCATCATTAGATACTACAGTCGTAATACCAAAACCATTAGATGCGTTGATGAATATTACATCACCTACATTCATTTCAGCAACTAGTGCATTGAAATATCCTGCAGCATCTATTGTGTTAAGAGCATCACCAGTAGATTTATAGTTCCAAATATGGAAACCATTACCTGAATAAGAAACTAAACTTAAGTCTGCTTGTACTAACGCCATGTCTACCTCCTAATTCTTAAGTTCCATTTCAAATACACCCTCAGCATCGATTAAGACTGCGTTCTGTTGCATTTTGTTTAATACAAAGTAACTGTCCTTATCGTTGTGATATTGCATATTTGAAGTGATGTCAGTACCGATTGCATGAGCAACGGCATCTCTATGGTAAGCAAAACACTCTTTATGAGTAGTTCCTGCTGCTCCTGATCCATTACGTCCAGCTAGACCACCATGTGCAAACCACATGAAACCTAACCATCTTTTGGCTGTAACACCAGTAGGGAAAGGTAATTGATCTTGACCAATGTACTCAGCTCTTGAGAATTGATCTATAGCCATTAACTGAGACCATTGCTCCCAACCAACACATGCATATCTCTGACCATCATCAGGGACTTCATTGTTTCCAAACTTTTCCATAAGCTCTAAAGCCCATGCTAAAGTTATTCCGTTAGTTGTTTCGTCATGTGCAGAAGTAGTTGTAGTCATCTGATCTAAGATTAAATCATCTGTCTTTCTACCTAATGCATAAGCACCTGACTGTTGTGCAACTTGCATCTCATCATGGTTGATTCTTAACTGGTCTAGATCATCGACCCATTCACCAGCAAAATAGTCCTCAACTGTGACGTTAACGTTTGTATGTGCAAGGTTCATTGGTGCAATGTTACCATGCCTTGCTTTTGTAGTAGCAAAACCTTTACCGATTTTTTGGAATGTAGTCTTGTTCTTCACACCATTTCTAGTACGAACAGTATTCCTAAGTTTTGAACCCATTCTCTGGTACGCAACATGTACCCCTGATTCAAACTCTTCAATAAAGGATGTGCTTATGGTTGTAAGTGCCATTATAGCCTCCGATTTAAAGTTAATATTTATACTATTCTGGTTATTCGCTTCACTACTACACTAAGGTTATTCCATTCCTGGGCCTATAAGTAACTCTACGAGCCTTCAAGTAACTTCAATCTTTCAGATATAAAGACTTTTGTTAATTCACATTACTATGCACGTTTCCTAGATAACTGATCTGCCATGGCTCTAACTTTAGCAATATGATTAGGATCTCCACCATTCTTCCAGTATTTCTCATCTCTTTGAGCTGCCATTAAATCTTCTCTAGTAACAGATTCTTGAAACTCAGTATTGGATGTCATATTAAATTTAGGCTGACCATTTAGCTCCATAACATTTTCAAAGAACTTAACCATATTTGCAGAAGCAGGAATACCTGCAAATACATTATAGTTGTTTTCATCAAAAACACTATTGGCCCAAGCATCAATTCTTTCTAATCTTCTGTCAGCATGTTCTCCAAGTTCTTGGCTTTCTTCGTTCCAATCAGGTCCACTTGTTTGACTAACTGACATATACTCAGAAACAAAATCGTTAAACTCTTCATTTGATAAAGCCATATTGTGTGCTTTGTCTCTAAACCAAGATAACATTTGATCATCTTCTGGAACTTCTAAAGCATTACCATCTTCATCTGATAGCTCTACTTTGTAATCTGCAGGACTAATAGGAACTTCTTGTGATGCATTTTCATTTAGTTCATTGATAACTTCTTCTTTAATTTCATCACGCCTTGCATGAAATCTTCTTTCCAAATTTTCATAAGATGTTTTAAGTTGCTCAGGTGTCTCAAACTTTTCTGGTAACCACTCAGGTCTTTCGATTTGATCTTGTTGCTCAACTTGGTTTTGTTCTCCAGTGTCGTTTGCAATCGTACTTTCAACTTCTCCTTGTTGATTTGAGTTTTCATTGCTTTCTGTAGCTGTTTGTTCATTAGACATAGTATCTCCCTTTTGTTAACAGTCCCATTTTCTTAGTGCTTTATTAATACGGCTATTTGGGTCATTAGCCGTTTTCTTACTAGTTAGCTTCTTCTTCATACCCATCATTCTTTTACAAAAACTCTTTCTTCTTGCTGCTTTCTTTGGGCTTTTTTTCGCAGCTTTAGCAGAAACTGGAGGTTTGATATTCTTCCCTTGACGACGTAAACTTGCTCTTCCTTTAGCATTAAGTCCTCCACTTGAGCTTTGACCTTCTTTTCTTTGCCATGCTGCAGTTTTAGCCATTTATTATGTCCTTGCATAAGTTGGAGTTTTACCACCACCACTAGGATTTGTCTTTCTTTTCCTTGCAGTAGCTGATCTTTTATCTTTTACACTCATTCTTTTTGCTTTGGCAGAAGGCACGCATTTTGGATATGATCTTCCATCACCCATGCTTCTACCACATTTAGGATGCTTGCCATCTTTCTTAGTTGATATATCAACCCACTTCTCATTAAACCATTTAGTAAGACTCATGCTGATTTACTACCTTTGTAACCTCCACCCATCTTTTTATATTGAATAACTAACTGCCCTGATGCATATGCTGATGGCCATTTACCTACTCTTTTTTTAACTATAGCTTTTGCTCTTGCATATAATTTTGGATTAGTTGGAGTCGCCATTTTTTCTTCCCATCTCAGTTCTGTGTTTAATTAGTGCTACGACCCATCTTTGTCCTTCAAAGTGAGCAAGACTTTCGATTGCCAGTCCTGCACCATGAACATTGTTTGTTGTAAGGTTTTCCAAATACTGAAGGAAAGATTTGCCAATACCCGAACCGAATAAAGCGTAGGCTTTACTATTAAGATCAGTTTCAACTTCTGCAGTATATGACCTCCCATCAATAGACGCATTAATTTTCTCCTTTGTCATTATCCCATATTCCCTTGTTGTTGTTGCATTAATTGCATTGCCATATCAATGTTACCTTGAACTTCTTGCTTATTAGCTAACAACTCTTCTTTAACACCAAACTTCTCTGCTAAATATCTAATTACTTTTTCCTGATTGTAAAGTGCTGGTGTTATTTCTGGACCAAAAGTTCCTGCAACTGTTTGTTGAAATCTTACAAAATCAGCAACATCTTGTTGATCTTGAGCCCTTAATAAAGGAGAAACTGGTACAATTCTTATTTCTCTACCATCTACTTTCGGTATATCAATAAGGCCTTGTTCACTATAGATTGCAACGACTCTTTCAACCAATGGATGAAGGAACTCTTTTTGCATTCTGCCTGCGACTGCTCCCATATCTCTTGCCACGTCAGCAAGCCTTTCTGAAACTTCTGTTGCTGACAATGGTGTTTTTGCATTTGGTCTTGAATCGAGTTCATCAATAAACAAAGCTTTCCTGACATTTCTTCTCATATCCTCCAATATTAATTGCCCTACATCAAATCTGGCAGGACTCTGTAAAGACTCAAGAGAACTCCCAGGACTTCTAGGAATAAAAGTTCCAGGCTGTATAGTAATATTATCAGGGTTAAATACACCATCGTCATCATAGACATATGCACCACCTATAGCCATTTCAGCATTTTCAAGTATTAACTGTACTGTGAGATTCAAAGTTTTAATAGCTGGCATTGCTTGTAATATTGGACCTCTGCCCCATACTTCCATGCCTGATTTAGACCAACGTGTTGTTAACCAAGGCAAACTACCACGACCAACTAGTTTCTTTTTATACAGTATATGCTTGTCTGTTTCAGATATTAAGTAATATGTAAACTCGTCTTTGAATTGATCGTCACTATCATACATAGTAGCTTCTACAATTCTTGTTTTACGTCTTGGATCTCTTTTTTGAGCATTAGACATTTCAGCAGAATACTCTGCATACGGATACCTTAGTTTTATATCAGTTATATCACATTCGTTATTCCATCTAAACCAATCGGTAACCATATCCATTGCACCCGATAACAATGCAACGTTAGTAGGTGGTACGGCAGTGAAATGGAGATCGCCAACAAAACGACCAGATTCAACAAGCATGTTCATAGTACCAATACCAAGATCTTGAAGACCTTCATGAAATTCAGAATTGAAGTTACTATTACGCAATCCTTCATGAAGCATCTCTGTGATGTCATCAAGTTCTTTTAACAACTGATTGGAGATTTGATCAGATGGATATTCTGGACCAGGGGCAAGCTTGAATGCTCGACCATTTGGAGGAAAAAAGCCAAGCTGAAGTCTTGAAGCAAATCTAGGGAGACCAGTCACTGCCGTTTCGTCATATATGTTTTCTGTACGTCTTTGCCCAGCAAACTCTCCAAAGAAGCTTTCTCTGTGAGGTAAAACATAATCATAAATTTCTTCCCATATGTCAGACCAATTCTGCCATTTACCTTTGGCTTTCTTGTATCTGTTCATTACCTTTTGATATTCAGCCTGATCTCCAGTCTGATTAGATGGTGTTGGGCTTGAGTCTCCCCCAGTATCACTACGCACTATAACCCCCCATTGTTTTATTCTCTTTGGTTTTTAAATCTTTACGTCTAAAACCACTAAAATCTTCTAACTCAGCACTTTGAAGAGATCTGGCACCTATTAGATTAGAAGTAATTTTTCTTTTCTTTTCACTGGCTTCTAATGCTTGTCTTTCTTCTTCTTGCTTATTAAGTTTAGCTTGCTCTATCTTTTTTGCCTTTAATTCAGGATCTTCTTGCACTTTAGGTGTTTTAAACATGCTACCCATTAGGAGCCTCCAATAATTCTTTTGCTTCAAAAATGACGTTTCCATTTCTTTTAAGCAATTCACAATACAACTGATAAGGTGTCAATATCCAAAATTTACGAATATTGCAAAGATGTTTTATAAAACTTACACAATAAAACAATCTTGGCATATAAATAGGATTTTTATCAATATCAATCTCTATACATTTATTGCACATATGCATATCCAAAACTAACTTAGTTGAATCTTCGCCTGTAAGTGTTTCGAAATTAAATCCATGTGTTGTAAACTCAAGTTTTTTCCAAATGTCTATTTTAGAATCATAGCTAACTGCATAAACATGAGAAAAGCCAAATCTATGTTTAGTAAAATACTTCCATATTCCTATATTTTTACTTTCACTAAAGCATATTATCCATCTCATATTGCTCTTTGTCTCCCAAAACGACTATTTCTTTTTTTCAAACGTGCAAATGGATTACTTGCCCTCTCAACAGTAGTGGGGGAAGTAGGTGTTCTAGGACCTAATATCACTTTTCTGCCTTCTCCTCCACCTAAAAACGCATATTGCAACGCATCATGACAATGAGAGAACCTATTTTTATCAGGTTTCTCTTCATATCTTTCATTTCCCATATAATACATTCTTTTATACTGATAACCACCTTCAAATCCAGAAATTAAGCTAGTACATGTAGGGCTAATGGTAATAGATGGTTGCCCATCTGACATTCTGTTAATAACAGACTCAACTGCTTCTACTCTTATGGATATATCATTTGTTGGTGCTGGATATGCAGATATTCCTGCAGCTCTTAACATCATAAATGGAGTATGCTCTGAAACTTGTGCCATTTGGTTTCCTGCTGGATCACCAATAAACTTAAATGTTAACTTATCCCATTGGTTCTTTGATATTTCTCTTTTTAATATCTCAGCAAATCTGATAGCCCCCATGTCTTTACCAATTATTTCATGAAAAACAATCCATCGACCAGTATGTAATTGCTGACAAAAGACAGCCGAAGGGGAGCGACCAAAGTCAATGCCAACAATTACATCATTTTGATCATTAGGTGATAAAGGATCTTTTGATACATGTGTATCTCTTCTAAATGTAGGATATACTGGCTTACCATCCATCAATGCTTGATATTCATTTAACACATATACCTTAACCCAAGATGGTGCTTTACCTAATATAATTTTATCATAATAAGATTCTTGCAAGTTCTCTCTATTTTCTGATTTCATATTAGGTTGGTAGCCTGCAAGATTACCATGATCATCTTTCTTTTCTTTCATCGCCCCAGGCTGAGAAAAGAAATTCCAATCATCAGGCTTGATCATTAATAACCTTTCTTCAGAAGTCATATACTCAGGTATAGCAACTTCCCCAGCTACAATGCCCCACCAGTGATCTTCACTTGGAGCATTTGTATCCATAATAACACCATACCAAGTTGGACCACCTTCACGCATTGAAGGAAAACGACCAACACGCATAGTACATGCATCAACAATATTTTTATTTATTTCCCTAGCTTCATTTATCCAAACACCACTTAACTCTAAAGATAATAACTTTTTTACATCTTCAGTCTTATCTAAAGCCAAGAAGATAACTTCTAGTTCAACTGTTGTTTTATCTCCAAGTGCAAAACATATGTTATGTGTATATGGAGGCGACCAGACAAACCGACCTAGATCATCGTCAAACCAATCTCTCCACGTTTTAATCGTAGTTGTTTTTAATTGTGGATTGGTATTTCTTATAACTGCCCATCTGCTTTTTCTTATACCTTGTTGATTTGGCTTTTGATTAACAGACTTTCGCATAATCTCCATACAACAAGTAACGGATTTACCACTGCCAACTGGACCCCTGATACCACGAACAAAAGAACCATCTTTCATAAAAGCTTTGGCAACACTCCCAGGAGGTTTATAATCTAATTTCATATTAGATTTCTTCTTGCAGCTCCACCACCAGCTCCAGATATTAATGCACGCCTAGATGCAGTGCTTAATGTTGGTGCAGATGTACTATTTGTAGTGTTAACAACAGATGTCTGAGTTCTAGAAGGAGTCATGTTGTTATTCTCACTACCTTCATTTGAGTCTTGACTTTGTTCAACTGAATATTGATTAGTACCCATATTAAATTGTGCACCACTTGTTCTGCCTATAGGACTAAATCCTACATTACCAGAATATCGTCCATTATTAACAACACCTTGGACACTTCCATCTTTAGAACTGGTTACGGCATAACCACCATCTCTGAGTCCAGAAGCAATGTTACTATAATTAATACTTTGTACTGTGCTTAATGCTACACCTGTTGTCCCAGGAATATTTACTTTTGAATCTTTTGCTTTTTGGTCAAAGTCCATAGCAATACTTGCATTGTCTCTTACAGTATTTGCTTCTTTGGCAGTTATAGCTACATCAATTCCTTTTTTAGCAGCATCTCTTTGCTTTTGATAATTTTGAAATGATGTCTTTCTGCTTTTAGCTCTAGCATTTCTACTATCTTTACCAGTATTAGAACTAGAACTTTTACCTACTGATCCACCATGAGCTCTTCCAAAGTCTGAATCCGATGGACCTGAATCTTCACTACCCATATTTAACTCCTTGTGTTTTTGGCTTTATTTATATAAAATTTTTTTTAAAGTTTTGTCTTTTCACATTGTGTCGTGTGTGTGTTTTACCCGTTATAGTAACAGCTCTCATATTTTAGGACGGCTTTCTCTACGGCACATACCTGTGTGGGGCCCCTCAATCAACGTTGAAGTTAATGTTTACTGCAGTGTTCACTGACTTAGGTGCATCAACCCTGAGTCCAGCTCTGTCCATTAAATCTCTAGATGCTTCTAGTCTAACATGCGATGACTTGCTAGTTAACAGATCTCTCATAGTTGCTAGTGCTTGTGTTGCGTCCCAACCTAAACAACTCATTGCTAATTGTTGTCTATACTCTACAACATGAGGCTTGTTAAGGGTTATGTATGCCCATGCCTTGTTCCTACCCAGTCTCTTAGCCCCTTCTGTGGGGTTGCAACCATCATGCAACATTGCGTGTACTAACTCAGCTTGTGCTTCTGTTACTTTACTATGTGTTGGAAGTAATGTTTGACTGTTCGTTTCTATGTCATTCATCGGAACAATCGAACCCTTATATCGTTCTTGTTGTGTAGTATTTGCTTTCATTGTAGGTCTCTTACTGTTTCTCTACGAGATGATAACCATAGGTGCTATTATGCTGTCTATTCACATTCCTAACTCCTTGTTATGACTAATGATTATGAGATGGCATCGAGCCATACATAATCATGATAACAACTAATAGAACTTATGTTATCAATTTTACTCCAGTCCGTTTTTGTAAATACTTAGAACCAGATTACATTCCACTCATCTCACTTCGTAAGATTCCTTACATTGCATCTTGTTCTTGTCATAGCCTTGTGGATATGATCGTATTTCCAAAAGCCGTTGCTTCAAAAAATCAACCCTTTATAAAAGGGTAGCCCAAACATAAGGAGTGCCTATCGGCACAACTACTACTACGAATTTGTATCATAACCTCCAGTTGGGCCTATCTCCCGAGGACTAATAAAGCCCCCTCCAACAAGTTGGAGTACTACGTCTTCATTCCAAGAAAATAGCTCACAAGTGTTCGACAAAGACGATTTTCTTTCCATTACGGGGCATTGACTAAACCTTTCCGATAAGCCGAAGAATACGTATTCTACAATTTCGTAGGAGTATTTAACTTTTATACTGAAAGGAACATTACAATGTATAAACAATTAGACTTATTCAAGAAAAGCCAACCAACTGATCTATCTATATTGGAGGATATGGTATCTATACAATACTACGAGGACATAGCATCTCATGGAGTTAGTGACATGCGTATGCCATTCAGAGAAGATACACAACCATCTAAACAAATAGATTGGGACATACAGCAAGCACATGAAGCTGGTGACACACAACGTGTGCAAGAATTGCTCACAATCAAACGTGACATGAACTAAGTAAAGCCAAATCAATGGGGGTATAATTTATATATCCCCATACTAACTGTCATAGAAAGGAACATAACATGACACAGTATATTTCAATATCAAAAGATAAATCTGACCAAATGCGTAAGAGGTTAAATATGCCCCATCTTACGCAAGCAAACATTGCACTTGCAGAATGGCAGTATGAGAATCGTACACCAGATCAGCACAAGGCTAAGAAAGAGCTAGATGCTATGACTACAGAGCAACTAGACAATATTGCAAAGGCTTTCAGACCTAAGTCCAAATACAATGAGGAGTGGCATCAAGAGTTTACACGTCGTGCCTTAGCATTTGCTGAGATGTTTGAAGATGGAGATGAGGTTATACTCAAAGCCAAGCTTCAAGATCAGTTACCTAGAATGTTTGAGAAAATGCGTGATTCAGTTCAGGATCAAGCAGAACGTATGCTTCGTGAAAGACAAGTTCTTGTACGTCAGGACGTTGGCATTGAGATTACTGGCAACAAACTAGAAGATCATGACAAGAAGATTGATCAGATGCGTCAGCAATATGCTTCACTCAATGATGCTTTTCATTGCTTACTCACTCACTTCAGACCAATGATCAAAGGTCAGACTGGTATAGACTTTGGTAAATACACTAAGTTATCAGAGTTTGCAAAGGTCAAACGTATGAAAACACGTAATGAGAAAGCTACCCTTGATACACTCATCAACAGTAGAGAAACTTACAATGATGTGATGACAGATCCTGAAACTGGCAAGCCTATCAAACGTGGTTATATTCACACACAAGACCTAATGCTTGATATAAGTAACCAAGACGGCATCATAGAAATGCCTGAGCATTTAGAATAACAACATAACAGATTGCAAGGTCAATAACGTAATTGGTTAAACCTCCCTTGCAATCACTTTCATAAGGAACATAACATGAAACACTTTTTATATACTTTACTTATATTGGCTTTCTTTCCATTTGCCTTCTGTGGTCTATTGTTTGTAACACTATTGTCAGGTGTTGGTGGTGTAATGCACATAATAAGATATGATCTTATTCCACTATATCGCAAACTATATTCACGTCAGCAAAAGGATTCTACGAGGGATCGACCCTCTCAAATCCTCTTAAACGTTCCCTTTAAGAAATCCCAATAACCTATATAAAGATCTATTCTAATCCTGGGACATTTATTCCTATCCCCAGACCTCTTTATTACGCCTCAGAAAGGTTTAATCATGTCAAAAGGTATAAAAGGTAGAGGCAAGATTCATAGTGCCTCAAGGGGATGGGAAAAATCCCTAAAGAAAGTGGCTAAGGCAAAGGTTCGTCAAAAAGCCAAAGTGATAATTAGAAAACAAGGAGGATAAAATGTCTTTAAAAATTACATCACAACAAGTTAACAAACTTCCAAATATGGACACATTACTTGAACTAGATTTATTACATTACAACTTTGATTTGGCTTACGAAGCTGACAACCAAGAAGAAATGGTAAGCCTCAGCAAGCAAATCAAAGCCTTTGAAAACAGATGGAGTTTATTATGTTCTTCTACCTCATTGCAGGCATAGCATCAGCTATAGCAATTTTATTTATGTTAGCTAAACTCAATATCAAAAAGGTTTTATGCTTTGATATACTTGTAGATATTGGTGCCTCAGTCGCACTAATCATTATGTTTGCTGGTACATTTGCTGGCATGATGGCTGCAATACTAGGTGGTGCAATCATCTCCATAGTATTATTTATTCTCAAGAAAACAATAGGCTACGAAAAGCCAAAGAGAGAAGGATTTAAGGTTAGATGGGTAAATGTTCCACCCAGATAATCTTAATTGATGTGCAATCTGGTCGACAAGATGGTATGTGCAACAGAGAGGTGATGCCCCTAATCCTCTCAAACTTATAAGAATTGATTCTGTGGTAATCTCAGTTAAGCATTTCTCATTGCGAAGAATGTAAGTCAGATACAGTAGACCATGCCTCAGATTCAGTAATGTGAATAGCCTTTGGTTTTAAAAAAGCCAAGGGTTATTTGCGTTGGGAAAAGCTAAATCCCATTTCATTAATCATCTATAACGTAAAGGAGAAACAGATGAACTTAGCACAAATCATGGTATCAGGTAACATAGGACAACAACCTGAGATTAAGACAGTCGGTGACACTAAAGTTGCTAACTTTTCCGTTGCAGTCAACGAGTCTTACACAACTAAATCAGGTGAGAAAAAAGAAACAACTCACTGGTACAGATGTGAAGCTTGGGATGGCAAAAACGGCAAGGGTTTAGTTACCAATGTTATTGAGCCATACGCAAAGCAAGGCACAACTGTATTCGTACAGGGCATGCCTATTAATGAAACGTATGAAAAGGATGGTGTAAAAATGTCTGCATTCAAGATTAAGCTTGCAGGTGTTTCTTCAACATTCAGGCTTCTCAACTCTAAGACAGAGACTGGTGGCGATGTAAAAGCATCTCCAAAAGTAAATGTCAAAGATGACGATGAGATTCCGTTCTAGGTCTGATCAGCTACTAGACGGATATGGAGGTAGGTAATCTCTGCGTATATTATCTACTTCCATTAACTAGGGAGGGAGGACACCATCTGCGTTAGAAATCCCTCCCACTTTTTTATAGGTATAATATGACAAACAGCAAAATATCGCCTCAACATTATTCAAAATACAAAATAGAACCCATAGACTTTATACAAGCTAATAAACTGGACTTTGCCCAGGGTAATGTAATTAAGTATGTACTACGTTACAAAGACAAGAATGGTATAGAGGACTTACAAAAAGCCAAACAAAACATAGATTTTTTAATTAAATATTTGGAGAAAGCCAATGCAAAAGAACCTTATTAAAAAATATGAAGAAGCAACCAAACTCAATGATAGAGGTACAACAATGAGAATTATATCAGAAGAAGAAATGATTGCCGTAGTCAAAGCTCATGAGGCAAAAGCCAAGCAAGACTTAGAAGATGGCATAGCCAATCTACACGAAGAAGAAGCATTAAAACGCCACAAGGAGGAAAACAATGCAATTAATGACTAAACAAATAAAAGCAAAACTTTTACTTAACGGAGATGTTACTAACAGAGGCAATGACCACAAACCAGTAGTCAAGTTCTTTGGTGGCAGTTCATTTACATGGCTAATAACAGAAATGGATCCAGTCGATGACGATACAATGTATGGCTTATGTGACTTAGGTATGGGCTACCCAGAACTAGGTTATGTGTCTTTAAAAGAATTGGAGTCAATGAAATTTCCACCATTTGGATTAGGTGTTGAAAGAGATTTGAATTTCAAAGCCAATGTAACACTCAGCCAATATCATAATGAAGCATTAGAACACCATAGGATTATATCATAATGTGGGAAAAAATTAAAACAATCAAGCCTCTGACACAAAAAGCCAACTGGTTAGGTTGGTTTGTTACTGTACATTTAATATCATCAGCAATCGTACTAATATTGCTAATGGGTGTCGGTATCAATCCAACTCTAGTTGTCTCAGTTGTTGCAGCTCCTTTGTGGCTTGCAGTGGCTTTCACTTCCAAATACATAACCGATAAAATAATGGAGAAATAAATGCGTATAAAATTTGGTTCAGATAATTATATAATTACTGGTGATAATAAAAAACTTATTGAGTTTGCAAGTGTAATTCTTAATAATGATATGAAGATTCATAAAGTTGTGGGTCGTCATATTTATTTATCAGATACTATAGCATTAAATATGGATGCTAAAGATATAAAGCAAGTTAAAGATTATTGCGAAACTAATAAGATAGATGACTTTCAACATTATGAAATAACTGAAAAAGCAACTATATCTTTGTCTAATGATCCTTTAAATGAAATAACTCCTGCTCAAAAAGGTTTGCAGGATTTAATTACTAAATTATCCAAGCCTAAAATAAAGGCTTAACTAATGGTGGAGAGGGTGGAACATTACTAACTCCCTCTCCATTTTAACTAAAACAATAGGAGAGTACATTGTTAATACAACTAAATCAATTAAAACATAATCCAACCAATGTCAGGGTTGTTAAAGCTGACAACTTAGACAAGCTTATCGCCTCAATCAAATCAAGAGATTTGTTGCATAATCTTGTTGTGCAAAAGAACGGCACTGGCTTTAATGTCATTGACGGCAACCGACGTTTAGAAGCTTTGTATGCTATACATGGCAAATCATCTAATGTTGAAATAGAATGTAAAGTTATTGACGACAATGCAACAGAAGTTGGTGCTATGGCAAACATGCTACGTGAAGGTATGCACCCGTTAGACGAAGCAGAAGCTATCAATCAAGTCGTATCTGACGGTTTAATGGATTACAACACTCTTGCTGCAAACTGGGGTCAAACCAATAAGTGGGTATTACAACGTGTTGCCCTTGCTGATCTGTCTGCCAAAGTCAAAGATGCTTTCAGAAACAAGGAATTTGGTCTAGGCATTGCACAATTATTTACTAATGTAGACCAGGAAACACAAGACAAGATATTTGCAGATTGCAATGGTCGTTATGACTATGACAATATCAAGTATTCTATTGGTAATGTAAAAATATCTAAGTCACGTGTTATCATCGATCCTAAACACAAGCTCTACAAGAATATAGAGTTTGCTGGTGACTTGTTTGACGATGGTCAGTATGTTGCTAACATGGATAAGTTCCTTGCTTTACAACAAGAGTATGTCGATGAAAAAGCCAAATATTACAATAAAAAATTCAAAGATTGTACTGTTATTGACTGCCACCCATCGGAGGTCAAAGGCTTAATTAAAAACCTTGTTCAAGTATATAAATATGACATTGAAAAAGAAGAAATAGACCCAAAAGATATTAATGTTGTTATTACGTATCAACCATACAAAGGTAACTTCTGGGTTCAGAAATACAAAAGCAAAATAGAAATGTCCAAAAAGGAACTAGATGCTATTGAATCAGGAGAGATACCTGAGCTTACACTAGCAGATATGTCTAATCCACAACGTGAGATGACTCATGAAATGTATTATGACTATTTACGTTCTGAAATGTTTGACCAAAGTGTTAACCTCAAAGATAAATTAGAAACATCTCAGCAACATTTTACGTTAGCTATGTTGTGTAATCAATTTGTACCTAGATACTCTTGCACACAAACATTGCCTATAGAGCATTACACTAGCATTAGTTTTACTATACAAGGAGAAGATAATGGTTACTATAATGATCTTTTTGAAGAAATGTCTAAGTATTGTAAAGCTAATAAGTGCAATACTTTACGATTTTTCTTACGTCAAACAACAGATCGTCTCCACTCTTTACTTTATAAAGGGGTTGTGGCTTCGATGGATCAGAGTGAGACCTTCATGTCGCACAAAGACCTCTACAATATATCTGTTGCCAAAGACTGGTTTAAGCCGTCGGAAGAATGGCTCAATAAATATAAAATAACTCAGCTTCGTTTACTTGCACATAAAGTCAAATGTAAGCTATTACCTCACGACAACAAGAAACTAGTTATAGAGAAGCTTGTAAGAGCCTTTAAAGATGGTGCTGTCTTTGATCCTATTAAGTTTCTTGATACTGTCAAATAGACTTGTAGATTCCCCAGTAAGCTATCAAACTGGCTTCAGCAATTCCATCTTGGTTTTTCTGTCGCCACAGATGGCTTGCATTGGGCATCAGTTCAGAAGCTCTCATTCTTGACTGGTCTTTATCAGCAGTACAACCTAAATCTTTCTTCCAGATCCTTGGTTGTACTTCTGTATATTTAAATCCACCAGACACTAAAAGTCCTAGATAAACACCATACCCCATACCAGTAGCAAATGTACTTACTAGTCCTTGTCTTGGCATTGGTTGTTGTTTTTCTATAAAGACATGGTCTGGATCATGGTCTTCTAATAAAGCCATCAGAGTCCACATATCTAAGAATCTTTTAGTTTTGGTCTTTGTTTTTAGTGTAAAAATAGGAGCTTTCTCAGCATGTATTGACTGATTTTCATTGTCAAAGAAAGCTAATCCACCACTTAAACCAGGGTCAATGCCACATATTATCATTTATCGCCTCCACATTTATTTTACATTTGAGGGCTTCTGCCCAACAATACAAATTAAATGCAGTTGGCTTTCTGTTCCCAGTTTCCCATTTAGCAACTAGTCCAGTAGCACAACCGATAATATGGTCTAATTCATTCTGCGATATGTTTAACTCATAACGTCTTGTTGTAAATTGTGATATAAGATCATCAATCCATTGCTGTTCTTTATTCATAATACACCTCTTAAAAAGACTGTACTTCAGAACAAATAATAAAGCAATACTACTTGACTTATATGGTTAGGCATTTATTCTTATTAATTCACAGAGGTGCAAATGAATAATTTCTATACAATACCAGTACAATGCAGAACTATGGATCTTGCTGGATATTATATAGGTAAAAAAATTACCATTAATCCTACCATAAAACCATTAGATGGGGATTGCGTTTTAATTAATCATA